CGTTGGCGAGGAAAACGCGCCTTCGGTCGCGAACAAATCGGAGACCGGTGTGCTTGCCCCTTCGGCTACCGTCGCCAGAGGGTGTGACGTGCGCCCGCTGAAAGATACAACTGATGCGCCTTCTGCGATCATGCCCATGGCCTGATCTGATTGTAGGGACGCCGTGAATAGTGGCGTTGCTGTTATTCCGAGGCGGAGGGAACCGGAACGAAGTCCAATGGAACCTCCCCCGACTCCTACACATTCCGCCATAGGTTATCTCACTCTGAATTGAAGGGTGCCGACACCGAAGCTCAGCGTATCCCCGACAGGGCCGTTACGTGGGGCCACAAGGTCCCCTTCGAAAAGCATTTCACCGCTGACCGTATCAAACACGGCAGCGGCTACAATCGTCCCCCAAGACGTCCCGGTGACGGTTGGAAAGATGATGGCGTTTGAGTTCTGGACAAGGGTGCCGACGTTTTCTGTGTGGACCGGCGCTGTCAGGGTTATGGTCTGACGCGCGTAGCCGTTAAGACCAGAGGGTTCAGCAATATTGGAGCCGTTGTCGCTGAGAGAGACGGTGCTCAGAGCAAGCTCAAGCGATGCCGGTGCCGTGGGCATTGCTGTCCCACGGAACCAGTTCGCTAGTGCTGTCTGTACGTATGTGCTATGTCCTGCCATGATCAGCCCATGTTCTGGTCAGTGAAGGTGAGGACACCCGCTGTCTCGCCAGTTGCGGCAATGACAGAGACTGTTTCACCAACGTTCACTCGGACATACTCGCAGCCGCTCATGACCAACATTGCGTTGGTCTGAGTTGCTACAGTACCCGCACGCGACACCAGAACATGGAACGCGCGGTTGCATCCGATACGGACGATTGTTGGGCTTGCGTTGGAAGGATCGAACGCCACAGCGGTAATCGCATCGATTGCTGACTGTGTAGTTGGACCGGCTTGTGCTATTGAAGACGACATATGGACCTCTTAGGTTGTGGTCTGCGTTGCCTCTTCAAGTTCCACGATCTTCGCGATAGCGGTTTCCTTGGAGGCGCGGTGGTGAATCTTTTCGCCAAAGCGCTCGTCTGCGATCTGCTTTAGAGCTTCCAGAGAGAACCCATCAAGATACTTCGAAAGGTTTGCCTCGCCTGATACGCGCATAGCTTCACCAGTCAGCGATTCGTCTTCCGGGGCTTCTTCGGCTTCGAGTGCGGCTTCCGCTTCAGCCAAGTCAGTCGCGGCTTCGATGACAGCTTGTGCTGCTTCTGCTTCCGTCACCTTGTGCTTGACCTCGTTCGGGTCCGCCCAAGTGTACGTCTTGTTCGCAACAAGCTCGCGAGCGTTCGCAGCACTTGTCTCAAGGGTCCCACCGTTCTTGTCGTAAATCACGACTACACTGGCAGTTGGGTCGGCAGGGCCGTCTGCTTCTGCGCGTGTGCGGCCTACGTCTTCGCTCTTCCAAACGTATCCGGCGGTGCGGATAAGGTCGATTGCGTTGAGTCGGTCGATGTGGACTTCTTTGCCATCCGGCGAATAAATAACAGTATTCGGGGTGGCGCTATGATTTTTTGGTCCAGCCATTAGTCGGGTACTCCGGTCTGGTGGTTTCGGGGATATGATCTGAAAAAGGCGGCGGTGTTAGCCGCCGCCTGCTTTCTTACTTATGCGGTTTGGGCTTACGCGCCAGAACCGTATGCAACCCATGCTGCGAACTCGACCGAAGGCGTGGTGCCTGCGACGGTAAGGTTCAGGGCAAGCTCTTCGCGGTCTGCGGAAAGCTTTTCGAGGGTGTGACCATCGAGCTTGATGACATACTGGCCTGTGCCAACAACTGCGAGAGCACCGGCAGTGACTGCGTTTCCGCCGCCTGCTGCTGTAACTTCGACGTCGAAGGTGTAGGTTTCGTCTGCCTGAGCAGTGTCAAGCGCAGTGACGACGATTACGACGTCATAGAATTCTGCGCCAAGCTTGTTCTTCTGGTCGCCTTCGCTGGCATTGACCATCTTGTCGAGAGCGAAAGTGCCGATCTCGCCAGTTGCCGTGACCGCAGCGGAACCCGGAGCACGGAACGCTGTGTCAGCGTCGTAGGTGTAGTTAACTTCGGAACGTGCCATTTCTGGTTTTTCTCCTGTGGGATTAAGGTCTTTGTAACCTATCTGAGGGGGTTGGTAGAGGGGGCTCTAAAACCCCCTCAGTGGGATTACTTAGTGACCGCTGCGTTTGCTACGCCACGGAGACGTGCTGCGGCGCGCCCGTGCATGACGGCCATACCAACAAGCCATTCTACGCGAGTACGCATGACAGGTTGCGTTTGAAGTTCGCCAAGGTCGCGGACTTCCATGATGCCGTTTTGGAGGCCAATTACGCCTTCATCGGACATGTTGACGCAGTAGATGGAGGTTGCCGTTGCAGTTGCACCGGTTCCGCCAACTTCGTTGAACGCAACAATTTGGTCGCCGTTTGCGTCGTAGTCGATGACTACAATCGGAAGACCGTCGAACATTGTGACGCGCTTGCCGAACTCGTCTTCGGTGTACTGAATGTAGCCACCAATCTGCGGGTCGGTTGCTGCTGCGGAGAGCAGGTTACGCATCTTCTTCGACATGATGAGGTGGGTGGGGTCATCCACTTGGTCAATCAGGTCGCGGAGGTTGCTGATCTTGAGCGGGTCACCACCATCGGTCGTGCCGTTGTCAAGAAGCTGGTCGCCCGTGATACGGACGCGAAGGCCGTCGAACTCACGCGGATCAGCGGTGGAGTCACCATTGATCATCTTCGCGCCGATGGTGAGGGACAGTGCCTTCACCTTGCGAAGCTCGTGCTGACCACGGACGTCTTCCGAAGTCATCTTGAGAGTTGCGAGGTCAACGTCGAGGTCGCCACCAGAAATGCGCAAACGCTCAGTTTCTGGGTTGATGATGCCAGCGGAAGGCGTGTAACCCTCACCAACACCACGGAATGCGACTCCCGGCAGGGAACCTTCCATGTTATATACGTATGCGCCGCCGTCAACATTGACGAATTGCGTGACGCGGAGAAGATCGCTGGTGCGTGCAAAGTGCTCGATGATTGTCGAGCGCAGTACCTCACCAGAAGCGATCTTAGAGGCTTCAAACAGAGTGATCACTTTCGTGTCTCCTACTTTCGGTTAAGCTTGCTTCAAGTTTTTTTCACGGGCTGTGAAGCAGACTCACCGAGTCTGAGCATGATCCCTCAACTCAGCCCAAAGAAGCTAAGGGTATTTGAAATCTCACCGCGCGCCGCGTGGCTTGATCAGTTAATGGGCGGGGTCGGGGCGCGTACGCCCCAACGTCGTTTTTTTTTATCCAGTGCCGTGCTTGCGCGCGTACTTCATGCGTTCGGCTGGCTTCATCTTTGCCAACTCAGCAGCGTTCATGCGGCCCGGAGCAGTGTCCGTGTTGCCGCTTGCGCCGCCGCCTTTCGAACCCTTGAAGAGGAAGTCTTTCTCTTCGCGCTGTTCAAGCAGCCACTCTTTGATCGACTTTGCCGTGACGCCGTCAGAACCGTAGATGATCGTGCCATCCTTGGACTTCGGTGTGATCTTGCCGTCATCTTCGACGCGGAACGTCTTCAATGCGTCTGGCAGGATCATCTGCACCGCTTTATCGATCATGGCGACATCGGGGTCCGATGCCACCAAGCGAATTGCGTTCTCAACCATCATGGCGTTTGCGCTTTGTTCTGCGCGGACACGTGCGTCGCGGTGTGCGTCGCGGTCCTTAGCCATTTCGGCAAGCTGCGTCTTGAAGCTCGTCGTGACTTCCGTCACACGTGCCGCAGAAGCTTCTTCCAAAGAAGTGTCTTCAACGAGCTTACCGTCTTCAACCTTCTTCTTCACCGCTCGCAAGCCTTCGAGGGTCTTGGCAAAATCGGACAGCTTGCCCGTTTCCAAGTCCGGTACCTGAACACCGGTAACGCCTTCGTACTGCGCAATTGCCGCTGTAAGAGCATCGCGCTCTTTCGACAAAGCGATGTTGTTGTCGCGGAATTCTTTAACCTTTTCCGCATTGGTCACGTTAAC